TGAGGGTAGATCCTACCCTCACCATCTCCGGAGCAGCGGCGGACGCGAAGGTGGTGGGCGAAACACTGCGTACCGTAACGGTCACTGTGAACGAGAAGCTTCAGGCGGCGGCGGAGGACACGAATACGAAGCTAGACAAGCTGAAGAAAAGCATCAGCGAAAAAGGACGGCTCGTTGCGGCTGGACGCGCATGGTCGGGCGGGGCGAATGTCGCTCTGCCGGAGGAAACGGACTATGTCATCCTTCGGTTTGCCGCGAACACATGGTACAATAATAGTTCGTCTAATGGACACGTCGAACGTACTGCGCTCTGCTGGCCGGAAGAGGGATTCCTGCTCGCGCGAGGGGGCGCCGTGTATTTGAACCTCAAGGGTCCGACAGACGAGCAGCTCGTATCTGCCAGCTTCAAAAGCGACGGATGGTTATACATACCGACGGGCGGTAGTTCGTCCCTGAAAGTAAACTGGGAAGGGTACCACTACATCTAAGGAGAAACACAACATGAGTGCACGAATCATTTATAGTGCGAAAGTATACGACAACGGTACGCTCACGATCCCGGAGGATGTCGATTATCTGGCGGTTCAGCTGGCTGTCAACTACTACTACCGAAATTCCTCCGATCAGAATACCTACGCCAAGAGCCCGTCGTTTCCGGACGAGGGCTTCAAAGTGACCCGAGGGCAGACGATCTACCTGCCTGTGACATGCAAAGGAACGGCGGATGAACAGTATATCACCGCCACCTTCAACGAAGATGGCACGCTGAAGCTCAGCTCCTGCGGGGGAGATTATAGCGCATTTTTCAATGTTTCGGGGTATGCATACGAGGTGGAGCCGCCGGTCAGCGTGACGCTGGATCGGAAAAGCTTCGTGCTCCCGAAGGGCGGCGTCCTGCCGCTCCGTGCAGTCGTCCGGCCCTCGTATGCGCGTCCGTCCAAGGCGAGCTGGAGCGTGGTGCCTACCGGCATCGTGGGCGTACCGGAAGGAGCTGTCAACACCGCCAGTGTAGAGGCAGCGGCAGACGGAACGGCAGTCGTCCGGGCCAGCGCAGGAGACAAGTATGCAGAATGCACCCTGATCGTAAGGGGAACGGACGCGACCATTAAGACGGCGCTGAAAGGCACGGATGTTATTCCGTGGATGTCTGGCAATAATATACAGTCCATTTTCATGCCGATGACCGTCAAAAAAACAGGACTCACCCTTTACAGACTGTCCTTCACTGCATACGTCGGCAGCGTGACTCCGACCATGAAATTTGAGCTCAAGAAGTACGGAGCCGATGAGGTGCTGCTGAGTGCAAGCGCCCAGATCGATAAAAGCGGCAGTGCGAATAGTAATATGGGCACATTTGCGTTTTACCTGCACTATCCGCTGGAAAAGGACGTGGAATATCAGCTGTGCTTCAGCTCCGAGCAGGGCTTTAATCGACCCGTTGTGGCCGCTTCCTACGTACAGGCGAACGACTATGTCGATATTTCGACCGGCAGCGCGTATTACAACAACGAGAACACTGCCCTGTTTGCGGGCATCATCGGACTGATAGAGGAGGTATAAAATGTCCTTCGAGCAATTCGTAAAACATATCCTTGAGGAGGCACTGAAGATATTTTCCGGCCCGGCAGAAGACCCCCCTGCACCGGAAGAAGCGCCCGCTGCACCTCCTGCACCGTCTGCCCCGGAAGAGCCTGCGGGCTGGGAAGGGGAGCCGCCCTACCGCTACCTCGATGTGAGCGTGTGGCAGGGAAAAATCAAAATGGAGGGCTGGCAGGCTATCAAGGGAGCTGGCTACAAGGGCGTCATGCTCCGTGCCTGCGGAAACAGCGCTGACGGCAAACCCGGCAAGGCGTACATCGACAAGACCTTCGAGAACAACTATGCCAACGCCAAGGCGGCCGGGCTGGATATTGGCGTCTACTACTACACGAAGGCCGTGAGCGAGGCAGCGGCCGACAAGGAGCTTGCCGTGCTACGGCAGGCGCTGCGGGGCAAGGAGCTGACCATGCCGGTGGCGGTGGACATGGAAAACGCAGCGCTTACCGTGCTGAAGCCGAAAGACCTGACCAACCTCGCGGCCTACCACCTCGAGCAGATCGAGAAGATGGGGTTCTTTGCCCAGCTCTACACCTACACGAGCTACGCCAACCGCAATCTCGAGATGGAGCGTCTGGCCGGGCGGTGGGACATCTGGCTAGCCGACTACACCGGCAAGACCCCCAAGGCGGCTTTCCGCTACAGCGTCCATCAGCACACCAGCAAGGGCAGCGTGCCGGGCATCAACGGGCCGGTGGACCTCGACGTCACGGCCGTCAACTACCCCCGCATCATCAGGAAGAAGGGTCTGACCCGTCTCCGGGAGGGCGCATGAGCGAAGCGATCATCGTGGCGCTGATCACCGGCGTTCTTGGACTGTTGGGCACCATCTACGCCAACAACCGGGCGGCAAAAGATATGGACGCCAAGCTGGACAAGCAGCAGGCGATCACGGACACAAAGCTGGAAGAGCTGACCCGGGAGGTGCGAATGCACAACAATTTTGCCCAGCGTATCCCAGTGCTTGAAGAACAGATGAAGGTGGCAAACCACCGCATTACAGACCTCGAAAAAGAGAGAGGAGAGTAATACATGACAACGATCAATAACATTTTGGGCGTCATTCCCGCCCCGGTGGCGGCAGTGCTGATGCTGGGGGGCGTGATCTTTTACGCCCTTGGCTGCATCCGCCTTGGTTACGGCGCAGCGGTAAAGCCGCTCGTTCTCGACCTCATCGAGAGGGCTGAGAATGAAATCCTTGGAACAAAGCGCGGCGCAGAGCGCAAGGCGTGGGTCGTCAAGATGCTCCGGGCCGCCCTGAGCGCCAGCAAATACGGCAGGCTCATCAGCTGGGCCATCACCGATGAGACCATTGGCACCGTGATCCAGTTCTTTTTCGACCGCATGAAGGCGGCACTGAAGCAGTAAGAGGTGGACTATGATTGAGCAGAGCGTATCTCTCGCATCCAATGGCGTCGTCAAAGTGCCGGGCTATGAGCAGATGCTTCGCTTCGGCTACGCCAAAAATCGGGGCGTGTACCGCCTTGCCGTCACCGCTTCCGGCGAGTGGGAGGGCCTGACCATCCGGGCTTTCTGGCACGTCCCGGACGGAAAAGACCCGGCATCCTCGCTGGTGGTGGACGGCTATGTGGATGTGCCTGCCGGCGTGACCGCACAGTCCGGCAATGGCTGCATCACCTTTGAGGGCAGCGACGGCACCAAGACCGTGACCAGCGCAGACCTGCGGTATCATGTCAGTGCCAACAGCGGCACAGAGAACGGCACAGAGTCGGAACCGGGTACCCCTGCATGGCAGCAGCTGGTGGATGCTGTCCACACCGTTGCCACCACCACAGAGCAGGCCAAGACCGATGCACAGACGGCCGCACAGCAGGCCGGGCAGGCCCTTTCTGACACCATCACTGCCAAAGAGGACGCACTGAAAGCCATCGGTGACAAGCAGACCTCCGCCACGCAGGCTGTGGATACGGCCCGGGACAAGGCCCTCCAGCAGGTGGAAGCCTCCACCAAAGCCGCCAAGACCGCCGCCAGCGAAGCTGCCACCAGTGCAGGCAGTGCAGACCAGAGCGCTCAGGAAGCCGCTGACAGCTTGCAGGAACTGAAGAACGGCATTGCCACTGGTGACTTCAAAGGCGAGAAGGGTGACACTGGACCGCAGGGTGAAACTGGTCCTCGTGGTGAGCAGGGGCCGCAGGGCGAAAAAGGTGATACCGGCCCGCAAGGCCCTAAAGGCGAGACCGGCCCTGCCGTAGCACTGGACACCACTCTCACCCACGAGGGCGAAGCCGCTGACGCAAAAGCCACAGGTGACGCGATCAGCGCAGTCAAGGCCCGGCAGAACATCCTCGCAGGCAGTGAAATAGGCAACCCCATCTCCGTTGACGACGCTTTCCCTGCGCCCCTGTGCGGCCTGACCGTGTATGGTCGGAGCACGCAGGACGGCACACCCACGCCGGATGCACCTGTGCCTATTGTGAGCGCTGGTGACGGCGGGAGCGTGGCGGTGAAGGTGACGGGAGCAAACGTGCTAGAAGGGACTGCCCCCGGAGGTCAAGTCAGCCAATTTGGTGTGACTTACACAGCCAATGAAAATGGCATATCAGTTATCGGTACCGCTACGAACGTTTCGTCATTATACTTACACAAAGATAAAACGCCTCGCTTGACTCATGGTACTTACTACCTGACGACTAAGGGCTTGAGCGCTTCTGCTGTACTTAACTTCTTTTACGTTGGAAAAATCACTTCTGATGTGCAAAACCAACAAGTAATGCTTACTAAAGACGTTGAGTATTCGCTCGTTCTGCAACTTCAAGAAGGCGTAACTGCAAACACCACCGTTCAAGTTTCTTTAACAAGAAACAAAATCACCGCCTATTCCCCCTACCGTGAACAGCTCCTCACGCTCCCCACGCCCAACGGCCTACCCGGCATCCCTGTCACCTCTGGCGGCAACTACACTGACCAAAGCGGCCAGCAGTGGGTGTGCGACGAGGTGGACTTGGAGAGGGGGGTGAAGGTGCAGAGGATTTACAAGGTTGATATTGATGGTGAAAACGTTAAGTTTGTTCAAGCTGGCGACTACGCCAATCTTGTACCAAGAGGAATTCCAATCGCCTTGTATAACCTGGGCCAAAAAATATACGCAACCAGTACGTTTACTAATTTATCGTGGTTTTACAATACGGTAAATGGACAGTTCTTATATCTGATAGCGGCTAACCTTTCCGACCAGCTCAACGCTTCTTGCAAAAAGCAGCTTGGCAAAGTCTATTACGCTCTCGCCACCCCCATCGAAACCCCGCTCACCCCTGCCGAAATCGCCGCCTACAAAGCCCTCACCGCTTACGGCCCTGACACTGTGGTGCAAGCGGGTGACGGTGCGGGGGTCAAGCTGGGGTATCAGCGGGACGTAAATCTCGTCATCAAAAATCTTGAGGATGCCATCGCATCCATGACTGCTACCTAAAAGGAGGTATACATTATGGCTATCAAAAGTAAAGCCCGGCACGATCTGACATTGCGCTCCATCAAGCGCGAGATCGCTGCCGGACGCGACGTGGCGTACTGGCTGGACAAGGCATACACCCATCTGGACAACGGTCTGCTGACGGAAGACGACATTGCGGAAGTCGAAGCTCTGGCACAGGCGTATTATGACGCGCTGGATGCGAAGGACAAGGCGAACGCTGAGGAAATCACACAGTAAGGAGGCATAATACATGGACTTGAGAAACACTGTCGAAATGATGCTCAGCAGCGATTACAAGGAGCGTTTTCGCGCGGAGTATTACCAGACCAAAATCCGCTATGAAAAGCTGCACCGCATGACTATCCAGTACGAGGCCGGAACTTTGAATTTTACGCCGTCCTGTTCTTTGGCTCTTTTGAGAGAGCAAAAAGCGGCTATGGGAAATTATCTCCATGCACTCGAAGTCCGTGCAGAAATCGAAAATGTTGATTTAAGCATGAGTTAAGAGGAAGCCATCATGGCAAGCACTCCATACGGCCTGAAAGGCATTGATAAAATTATTGGATAAAATAAACCCCCGGTGTTCCGTTTGGAGCATCGGGGGTTTTGTTTATTTGAGATATTCCCGCAGCGCCTGCAGGATGAGCTCGTTTCGGCTGCACTGCTCTGCATCTATCCGTGCTGCCATCTTTTCGGCCAGCTTGCCCGGGATGTAGACCGTAGCCTGCACATCCTTTGCGTCCTCACTGCCGGTGCCAAAGATGGCGTCGCACTGCTCCTCGCCAAGGTGCTCGAGTACCCAGCTTCGCGCGACCTCCTCGGAGAGTGGCACGATCTGCTCGCCGGGAGCTGTCCATCCGTCGCCGCGACGGACGGCGTACACGGTGGCTGCGTTGCCGGTGCCGTGGATAAACCACTTGCCTGCCTTGGTGCGGTAAAGCACCTCCTCGCAGTGAGTAAGGCCGGTGTAGTCCTGATCGGACTCCCAGTGGGCCATCTTTTTGGCGGTATCGGTGTCGTAACGGGAGCCGTTGATTTTTTTGCGCATGGTATCCTCCGTATTATCAAAGTTATCGTCGTCTGTCGTTTTGGGCGTGGGAAGCCCGGCCAACATCCATCCCTTATAGCTCGATGCCGAGCGCGACCTTGAGCGAGTCCCACGGATCGATGTGGCGACCGCCCGGAATCCCGCTGCGATCCTTTTTGCGGCGACGTCCTCCGGGATGTCCTCGTCAAAAAACAGCAGATGATTTTTACGCGCCCAGTCCAGCAGATTGACCGCCTTGTGGGTGTTGCCGTCCGGGTCGATGAGCTGCCAGACGAGAGCCTCACGATTTTGCGGCCCTTTTTGACCTGCGGGCAACTCTAGAGCCGCCGAAGTGCCTATGGATTGCAATGTCTGCATACGTGCCTGGATCTCCGGGTCAGCTGCCCGGCGGGCCTTTGCCTCATCCGACCATGCGGCGTTGTTGATATAGCCGTTTTTTAACCGTAGGGCAGCGCTGCATTTTTTTGAGCAGCATTGCTGGTTTACGTCACTGGGAGAGGCATAAAAAGGCTTGCCGCAGATGGCGCAGATCTTTTTTAGCGATTTGCCTTTATGGTCAGCAGGCGCCTGATCATAGGGAGGCTGTCTGGAGGGCGTGACGGGCTGCGGGGCGAGTCCGTCTTTCCTGCGCCGTCCTCGCTGGCAGCCGCAGCTCCTTGATATTTTTAAGGAGTTGTAGGACATGATCCTGTCATTGCCGCAAAGAGCGCAATGCACGACGACCATCGTGCATTTATATCCGTTGGGCATGATCTTCGCCGGTGCCGTGCCGACGTTTGTCAACAGCAAAATCGAGAAAATAAATTATTTGCGCTATCTTTTTGCCTTGGGTGTGCGGCACGGAGAAGAGAGTGCGGCGAAAGCGGGTAGTAATGGTGACTTGCATCCAGAGCGCCGTGCAAGTCGAATGCAAGTCAATTTGTTTCAAAAATGATTGTATATCGATTATAAAGTGAGAATATATGCTCACTCGTAATGAGCAGGTCGTCCGTTCGAATCGGATCAGTAGCTCCAAAAATCCTACAAATCAACGTCAAAATTTGACTGATTTGTAGGATTTTTTCTTATTTGCTCTAAGCCGGGCGAAGAAAACTGCAACAAAAACCGCAACATTGGGTGGCTCAAAATCGAAAATGGAGACTTTTTGGCAAAATTTTCAATGAATTAAGTAATAGATAATTGTTGTGAAATCGATTTGAGAAAAAGGACAGAACGGTGGATGTATGAACTTTCCAGAAGAACAGCTGGGTCGTGTTGGACAAAAATTCTCGGATATAGGGCGAAAAATCGAACATATCAAGACACTTGACTTGGTCAGCTGCGTCGCAGAGGTTGAACAGCTCTGCGGTGAGATTCAAGCCGCAACGGAAGAAATGAGGCATATACTTGCGCAGATGAAGTTCTAACAAACAAAAAAATCCCCCTCTGCACATAGAGTGCAAAGGGGGAGAAACTTCGACTTATGAGCCGATAAGCCAATCACTTTCAGGCTTAGCGATGAGACGAGCGTTGTTGTAAGCCATATCCAGCGTCAAACAGGTGTGCCCTGTGTAAACACCATTACGCGCACCAACTGCGAGCGATAAGTCAACCTTTTTAGGATCGCCCAAGCTAATAGGGAGCAAGAACTGAATGCGTCCGTGATAATACTGAGGCACAGCCGCCTTATAGTTTTCTTTTACGCGAATTTTTGCGTAATCCAATGCGGCCCGGAACAACATGGGGAGATTGCTCATATCCCTATACTGTTCTGGAATACGCTTGCGATTCCTTTCGTCTTCTAAAATGTGGTCGATATTGATACGCATTTCGAGACGGGTGTCAAACATCAAATCCGAAATGCTGTCAAAATAGCTTGCCCGTTCCGGCAAGGGGGAAATCTGACTAAGCTCTGCTGCGGATTCCTTATAAAATCCTCTGAGCTTCCATTTCGCCCGACGTTCAGTGTCGTTTCTGTCAAACAGAACAAAGATTGGTTCAAAGTTCGGTGTGAATAGACCTGTATTGAAGCACATCTCCGTGTCCGTTTCGTATATGTAATTGCGCTCGGGGTTAGCTTTTTGCTGCGCCCGGAGACGATTGAACGTATGGTAGACGTAATTTTCTAAGATGATGTTTTTCCGCGTACCGGGTGTTTCAGCGTAGCTCCAACGTTCCGGACGCGCCATATCGGCCAATTCCTGAACGGAGCTGCTGAAATTTCCAAGATACGCATATTTTCTGAGAGTGGGGACTGAATAATTAGTCATAAAAGGCTCCTTCCTATAAGGAATACGCCATTTTTATTCCCTGAAAGCTTGACATTTAATGAAACCTCTAGTATAATGTCAACAGGAAACGTTGTAGGCCGCTATTCCGCTAATGTTTTAATGCTTACAGTAAATAGGCTAATGCCAGATACAGAGAGACACCGCAACGTGCAAATTGGAACGGTGTCTTTCTCTTTTTAGAGGCTTCAACAAGAATTATACCATATCTTCTTGTTTTTTACAACCCCTAACAAAAAATCCCCCTGCACCAGCCCTTTACGGGTCATGGTACAGGGGGATTATCATTTTACGCTGACTTTGCGCTGACTCAGCCCAGATTCAGCGTATTCTGGGCAGCGGCCTGCTTGGCGGCGACGTGATTGGCGTCGATCTGGGCCTCAATACGGTTTTTGAGGTACTGGGTCGTATTGCCGAAGTTGCTATTGATGTAGTCCTGCGCGTCGCTGCTCATGCTTTTCAGCGCGGCGGACACGGCCTTCATAAGTGCTTCCTTCTGTTCGGCCTCCTTGAAGGTCCCGGCGGTCTTCAAATCGTTGACGTAGGTCTGGTTCATTGCGGCCACGGCATCGGACACCGCACTTCCAATTTCCCGGACGAGGCGCTGCACCTTGATGTCGTTGGTCTTTGCCGCGATGAACTCGATGAACACAGCAATGCCTTTCTAGATGCAGGCGGTCACGATGGGGACGCAGACCAGCAGGGCGACGTACAGCAGACTTCTCGTAAACTCATTCATGTTCGGTTGCTCCTTTCATTCAGTGGACCTGATTCTTCAGGCTGTTCATCCGCTTGTCGCCTTCGATGGCGGCAGCGGTGAAGCTGTTGTTCTTCCACCATGCGGCCAGCGCAGCACCGACGGTGAAGCCGGTGGAGATCATCTGCTCGAGCTGAGCGTTGTCGATGGGCAGCAAAGGCTTGCCCGCTGCGCTGAGCAGCTGATTTGCAAGGGCGAGGCCCAGCGCTGCGGTACGGATCAGAGTGCCAGCGGAGATCTTCTTTTTCATGTCAGTCCTTGCCTTTCTCGGGCGTCTCGGCCCGCTGCTTGAGGATGTCGATGGCCTTGGTGATGGCTGCGGGGATGGGCAGACCCATCAGGCCGGCATTTTCGACGATGGAGATGGCCTCGTTGGCCGAAAAGCCGATGATCGCCGCGTCGCGGACGAAGCTGCCGCCGATGACAGCATCAAGCTGGCAGGCCACCAGAACAATGAGCAGAGTCTCACCTTTGCGGATGAGGCCCTTCCAGCCAGCCTTGCTTTCCAGCGCGCCGGTCTTGGTCTTGGGGCTGGCGTGGAACACGCCCGCCACCACCAGACCGGTGATGTAGTCGATGGCCATAAAGATGACCAGCGTCTGCAAGGCGGTGTCCCAGCCACCGAACAAGGCGGCAATGGCCCCGCCGATGAGGCCGATGACGGTGCAAATGGTATCCTTCATTTTCTTCACTCCTTTACATACTCCACCGGCTCTTATTCGCCCGGGTATCGATATGCACCCAGCCGGTGCTGCGCTTGGGATGCTTTGCGTCCTTCGGGTAGCGCCCGATGCCGCCCCGGGCTGGCAGCAGGGTCTCGGCGTAGGCGGCCACAACGGCCACATCTACACCTTCGACGTAGAAGTCCGCCGCCCGGCCCAGCAGGTGCTGGCTGGACTTGCTGCCGCCCACGGCAGCGTTGTGGGCAGCGGTGCGGTAGCCGCTGGTGATGTATACCGGCTTTCCGAAGTGCTCCCGGATGCACTGGAGCAGCACCACCAACTCGTCGTCGAGGAGGACAACATCGCTGCCCTTGCAGGCAAACTCCCGCACTTTGAAGTTGGGTGAGAGCTGCCGGGTGGAGTCCCGGGACATGGAATATTCCTTGATTGCGATAGAACCCACGACCTTTCTTTTTGTTGACTTTTTGATCGAATGATGCAATGCGGTCATTTCCTGTGCGGAGGCTTCTGCCGATACCATCCGCACGCAGGCAAAAACTTCGAGCCGTTTCCAGCACAGATGCTGGCCTCTGCGCCCATGAAACAACTTTATTTCGTTATCTTTGCCTTTTATTGTGCCATATGGTAGCATTTCAAATGTTCAAAGTCAACGATTCTCATGAGATAGTCGGAACCTTTTGCAAAAGCGCACAGAAAACCGTGTTTTCCTCTTTTGGACGCAAAAAAGAACCGACCCAAGCCGTGTGAGGACACACGAACTCGGGTCGATTTTTACATCATTTTATTTCAGAACCATGTTTTCGGAGCAGCAATGCCGCCGGGATGTTTGCCTCATCTGTCCCACTTGTCGCAGAGAGCGTTGATCTGGTCGGCGAACTTGGCGAGGTCCTTGTTGGCACCGCCCTCGTTGTGCTCGATGACCCGCAGCAGGCGCTTGCCGGCATTGAGCAGGCGCTGGAAGACGGTAGCCGCGCGGGCTGCACCCTCGCTGATGTGGTGCTCGATGCGGATACGGGTGCCTTCCTTCAGGCAGACCGCGCCCTCGGCACCGATGGCCCACTGCTCACCATTATAAGGTGCGCTGGCGTTGAAGCCCTGCTCCGTGAGGGTCTGGGCAAAGACGTTCTCCACCTCATCCTCGCCGTGGATGATGAACACCCGCTTGGGCTTCGGCTCAAAGGAGTTGACCCACTTCAGCAGGCCCTCCCTGTCGGCGTGACCCGAAAGGCCGGTGAGCTGGCAGATCTCCGCCTGCACCTCGATGGATTCGCCGAAGAGCTTCACGTTGTCCGCACCCTCCAGCAGAGAGCGGCCCAGCGTGTTCACGGCCTGATAGCCCACAAAGAGGATGGTGCATTCCTTCCTCCAGAGGTTGTGCTTGAGGTGGTGGCGGATACGGCCCGCTTCACACATGCCGCTGGCCGAGATGATGACCTTCGGCACGGGGTCGGTGTTGATGGCACGGGACTCATCGCTGGTGACGCTGACCTTCAGGCCCGGGAACTGGATGGGGTCGATGCCCTTTGCCAGTAGAGCGTTGGTCTCTTCATCAAAGCAGGAGGAGTCGGTGTCCTTGAAGATGCGGGTGGCCTCGATGGCCAGCGGGCTGTCGATGTACACCGGGAAGCAGCCGTGGCCGGTGACCAGGTTCTTTTCCTTTATCTCGCGGATGAAGTAGAGCAGTTCCTGGGTGCGGCCCACTGCAAAGCTCGGGATGACCACATTGCCGCCGCGGTCGAAGGTGCGCTGCAGGATCTTCGCCAGCTCGGCCACATAGTCAGGCCGCGGGCCGTGGCTGCGGTCACCGTAGGTGGACTCCATAAAGACATAGTCTGCGTCCTTCAGATACGTGGGGTCTTTGATGATCGGCTGGTCGAGGTTGCCGATGTCGCCGGAGAAGACCAGCTTTGTGGTCGCGCCGTTCTCCGTCACCCATATCTCGATGCTGGACGAGCCCAGCAGATGGCCCACATCCACAAAGCGGATGACGATGCCGGGCGCAAGCTCGATCTCTTTATTGTAATCATAGCCCCGGAACAGCGCGATGGCTGCCTCAGCGTCCTGAATGGTGTACATAGGTTCCACAGGCTCTGCGCCGGAGCGCTGGCCCTTGCGGTTCTTCCACTCGGCTTCGAATTCCTGGATGTGCGCCGAGTCGCGCAGCATGATGCTGCACAGTTCTGCCGTGGGCCTGGTGGCATAGATCCTGCCCCGGAAGCCGTTGCGCACCAGAAGAGGCAGAAGGCCCGTGTGGTCGATATGGGCATGGGTGGCCAGCACGCCGTCGATATCGCCCGGCGCAACGGGGATGGGCTGGTTCTCA